AGATTAGCGTATATTGGTTACTATGGATATAAACCAATCGCAACTTAAAAATATTGTAGATAGTCATTTAGGTACCGGTACTCCTGGAAATAAAGGAGAAACTGCGTACTTTTGTCCATTTTGCAATCACCACAAGAAGAAGCTGCAAGTGAATTATTTACTTGAAAAGTTTCATTGTTGGGTTTGTAATACAAAAGGTAATTCGATAGCAAACCTCTTGAAGAAGAGTAATGCTGCCAAGCATTTAATACAGAAAGCTATTGAGCTTGGTTCCAAAAAGCAATACACTCCTACACAAGACGCACAGACAGTCCAAGTCACCTTACCAGACGAGTACATTCCAATATGGAAAGGTAATCCAAATAGTCCTCACTTTAAAAATGCACTACATTATCTTCTAGAGAAGAGAGGTTTAACCAAGTATGACATACTAAAGTATCAGATAGGCTACTGTGAGAGTGGTGAATATGGTGGTATGGTTATTATACCAAGCTACGATGCTCATGGAATCTTAAACTTCTTCACTGGACGAAGCTTTTACTCAGAGGCTGGGCGTAAGCATAACAATCCTGACGTATCAAAAGACTTCATAGGTTTTGAGAACTTAATAGATTGGACACAGCCTATTACCCTGGTAGAAGGAGCATTTGATGCAATATCAACTAAACGAAATGCAATTCCTTTGTTTGGTAAGATTATCTTAAGCAAACTACAAATTAAGATTATTGAGGAGAGAGTAAAAGAAATTAACATTGCACTAGACCCAGATGCACTATCTAAGTCAGTTGAGGCTATAGAGATGTTTATTAACAATGGAGTGGATGTAAAACTAGTTCACTTGGAAAAAGATCCAAACGACACTGGTTTTATCGGTATGAGAAAACTAATAGAAAATACATCAAGTGTGGATTTATTCGACTTGGTAACCCTTAAAATGGCTATATGATAAACAAAGTTGAGATAAACCTAAAGAAGGTAGATAAGATTTTGCACATTGCTGATGTGCATATTAGAAACTGGAAACGTCACAAGGAGTATAAGTTAGTATTCGACAAGCTTTTTGACGCAGCAAAACAATTACCTGAAGATAGTATCATCACTATTGGAGGAGATATTGTGCATGCTAAAACTGATATGAGTCCTGAGTTGATTCATATGGTTTCATACTTGTTTAACAACTTAGCTGACATTAGACCTACGATTGTGATTTGTGGAAATCACGATACAAATTTAAATAATAACCATAGATTAGATGCTCTCACACCAATTGTAGAAGCACACAGCCATCCTAACCTATTTTACCTCCGAGATAGTGGAACCTACAAGGTAGGCAATACAATGATAGCAATTATGTCTTTGTTGGACGCACCAAGTGAATATGCAACAGCAGACGTTTTAGAAGGAAAAGCTGATACCTTAATTGCAATGTATCATGGAACTATTGCCAATAGTAAAGTTGACAGTGGATTAAACATTGCACATGGTTTGGATTGGGATACATTTGCTGGATACGATATTGTTTTGTTAGGCGACATTCACAAAAGACAAATCCTTTCAAAGGATAATCCACTAATCTTCTATCCAGGAAGCACTGTACAGCAAAACTTTGGTGAATCATTTGAAGGACATGGCTATGCAATTGTTGACGTTCCTACTAGAACTGTTGAGCACTTTGACATTCCAAACGATTATGGATACTTTACATTTGATATAGTCGATGGAGTCGTTCCAGACGACCTTCCTATAACTCCCAAGACAAGTGTGCGCGCAAAGGTATATAACACGTCACCAGCACAGCTTAAAAAAGCATTAGCCAGTATTAGAAAGAAGTATAAGAATGGAGAAGTAATTGTATCCAACATGGATAAAATAACGACTCAGAACGGATTAAACATAGATGATAGTTTACAGGGTTTAGATGTTCGAAGTGTGGATTATCAAACGACTCTAATAAAAGAATATCTAGAACCATATGGAATAGACGACGAGCTTGAGGCTAAGATTTTAGAGATAAACAAGGGATTTAATCAGTCACTTATAGCAGGAGAGCTTGTTCGCAATGTAGTATGGACTCCAAAGGAGTTTGAGTTTGATAATATGTTTAGCTACGGAGAAGGAAATGTAATTAGCTTTGATAACCTAAATGGTATATGTGGTCTATTTGCACCTAATCATGCCGGTAAGTCAGCAACCTTAGATGCACTATGTTTTTGTCTATTTGACCACTCTTTTAGAGCAAGCAAAGCTGATCAAGTCCTTAATAGAAAGAAAGACAGCTTCTGGTGCAAGTTTAACTTCGAACTTAATGGATTGGACTATTTCATCGAAAAAAGAGCTGCAAAGTATCAGAAAGGTCCATTGGCAGGAAAGCTGCGTGTGGACATTGATTTTTGGTACGTAAACGATGATGGAGAGAAGGTTGTACTCAACGGAGAGCAAAGACGCGACACAGATAAAATCATACAATCATATGTAGGAACCTTCGACGACTTCATACTTACAGCATTATCGTTGCAAGGAAATAATTCCAACTTCATAGAGAAGACTCAAGGGGAGAGAAAGGACTTGCTTGCAAACTTTCTCGATTTGAAAATATTTGACAACCTCAATGAATTAGCGAGTAAAGAGATAAGAACAACCACTGTGCTGTTAGAAGAGTATGAGAAGCAAGACTTTGAACAAGCACTCGGTGACGCAGAGAGGTCCTTGGATCAAAATCAAGAGTTATACGAAACAAAGTTAACAGAGTACAACGCAATTCAAGAGCAATTAAGCGAGTTAAATGAGCAGATCATTTCCTTATCCGAGCAAATTAAATTAACTGAGGCAGATGGACTTGACTTAGATACCTTACAGTCGCAACAAGCAGGATTGCTTAAGGAGGTGGAGAGTAAGGTAGCAGACCTAAAGACCATACAAGATAAGGTAGAACTAGTACAGGCTGAGATAAACAGACTCAGCGACGAATTCAGCAAGACAGACGTAGGAGCAGTCCATTCTGATTATGCTGACTACTGCATGATGCTATCTCAAAAAACAGAGTTAGATGCTAAGTTACAGCACTACAAAGTCACTATTTCAACGAAGCTGGACAAGCTGAGGAGATTAGAGGAGCATGAGTACGATCCAAACTGCAAGTACTGTGTTGAGAATGTTTTTGTAAAAGATGCAATCAAGACAAAACAAGAGCTAGAAGACGATAAAAAGCATGTCGCTGAGTTCCTAGCATCCAGAAGAGAGGTGGAGGATTATTTGGAGAACCATAAAGACATAGAAGCTCAGTATAAGTACTTTGAAGGAATTGCAACAGAGAAGCAGAGATTGACAAACGGCCTAAATGTGATGGATTCTAAAGTAGAGTCAATCGAAAGCCAGATACAAACGTATAAGACTAAGTTAGAGCGGGTAGAATCGAATATCAAGACCTATAACGATAACTTAGCTACCATTCAAGCAAACGAGGTTTTAAACGAGTCTATTAAAGAATTGCGAGAAGAAGCTACCAAAGTTAAGGCACAAGCAGATAAAGCTAATCAAGAGGTACAAAACTTTCATGGAAAGATAAAAGTAAGTGAGAAGACTATAGCAGAGTGTGAGAAAAACATCAAGCACATGCAAGAGTTGTCTGAGAAGCAGATAGCTTACGATTATTACCTCAAAGCTGTTGGTAGAGACGGGATACCTTACTCACTCATCAGCAAAGCAATACCATACATCCAGTCTTACGTTAACAATATATTAGCGCAAGTTACCGACTTTACGGTAGAAATCGAGACAGATGGTAAGAACATTAACGTTTACATTGCTTACGACGACAACAAATGGCCATTAGAGTTGGCTTCTGGGATGGAAAGATTTGTGAGTTCGCTGGCAATTCGAGTGGCTTTGATCAAGATTACTAACTTACCTAAACCAAACTTTATTGCAATTGACGAAGGACTTGGAGTATTAGATAGCTCTAACCTTAACTCAATGCATATGTTCTTCAACTACCTCAAAGACACGTTTAAGTTTAGCCTAATTATTAGTCATATTGATGTAGTGCGAGATATGGTTGATGTCATACTAAGCATTGATCGTAGAGATGATTTAAGCTATATTAAGCATTAGCAACTATTTATACTAAAAGCAGTTGTAAATGGATTTTCTACAACCTTTCTACAAGAAAGATTTTATAAAGCAAACCTATCGAGTACACGACACTTCGAGTAACTCGCCATACGTAGAGTTTGTAGATATGCCCACCTATATTGGAGGTGGTGTTAGTATTGTTAAATTTTATCCATCTACTGTAAACTTACACACCTTTGCACCGTTTGAGGTCGAAGTGCTAGATACAGCTGGAAACGCAGTACGAACAGAAATACCAGACTTCAGAGATAGATTTGGTAATTACTACGTATCGATTTACATACAAGATTCAACAGCAGAAGGATACGGAAGTATATCCTTCGTAGGAGTCGCAAACGCAACACCAGACGGCGAGTATATTGAGTATGATGATGTGAATAGTTTAGGATACAATCTCATTATTACCAAGCCCTTATTGATACAGCCTTTTGAGCGAAACGACAGCCCCTTAGTTTTTGATAGACCGCCATTGGTAAGTGTTGCTCAGATTATTGCCCCAGTAAGAACCGTAGTGACAGTGGAGTCGATAAGACCTGAATCAATTGACGTAAATACAAAATCCGTTACAGGCTCATTTACGAGCGCAAACGTTGAAGGGTTTGATAAGGTAGCTGCAACAAGCAAAAACATCCAGGACGCTAATATAAGAAACTTTAGTGTAAAAAATCGAGGAGCATCATCAACTACAAACCAAGTTATAACAACAGTAAGACAAAACGACTATAGTATACAAGGAGGTCAATTACTATCCGACACCAACAGATTTAGAACAATACTACAACTGTCGTCTTCTCTTGTAGCATCGAGTAATGATAAAGGAGCTGTAATTACACTAAACGACTACAACACATATAGCAACGTTACTAGATCCCTATCCGCCACAGCTGTTTTTGCAAAGACAAACCCATACAATGACTTAGATTTACTAGGACAAACGCAATCACTTGCAACACAGCTAAAACAGTATACGGGCACGATAATACGAGTATTGAATTCATCATCTTATTTGGTAGACACACCACTGCAAGTAAACATTGATAGCTTTAATAGTACAAGAAAGAACTCACTAACGCGAACAGCAACGCATACCTTTAGGTCTGCAAAGGACGTAAAGCTAACAATAAAGTATGCTGATCCACTTACCACAGTAACAAGTGCAGCGGTGAGCCAATCATACTTACAATTTACTTTTCAAGAATTAAAGCCAATTGGAGGTAGCGTCTATAGAATTAAATCCTACTATCGCCAAAACAGCTTTACAGGAGATTATCAATTACTAAACGATCAACGTGTAGGTAGTACAGAGTATTTGACTGAGGCAAAAGAGCCAAATCAACTATCATATGCAAAAGAGGTGTCTCCGTTTTTATTATACGGACACTTTCGCGATCCAAGTATAATTAACACGTATTGGAAAGGATATAGGGAGACAAGAACGACAATAGATACGCTATCAATAAGTCGAGACACAGCGAACCTAATAGACTCAGCGTACTTACCGGTAACGACCCCAACATCTACAACAATATTCACTACACTTGCCTATCAATTATATCAAAAAGACCAGGCATTTAGTTTTAGCTTTGTGTGCGTATTACAACCTAATACAATTCTAGAAGTGTATGCAAACAGCAAGGCAATATCTACACAATTATACGATTCGAATCCATTTGCTCAAGCATACATTACATCCAAAAATAACGAAAAAGCAAGATACCCACAAACAGAAAATAGATTTGGAAAGTATATAGGTAGTATTACGAACGATACTGGAGAATTAAAGGATTATGGAAGAGTTATTTTCGACTTACTGGCTGACAATGATGGGTATGGAAGACCATTATTTAGAGTAAAGTCAATTGACCAGACAAACACAGCAGGTGCTTATATGAGTGAGATTAGTGTAACACCGCTCGAAAGAAACGGATACACACCAGAAATATATCAATACTCTATCTATGCACCTAACGGATTCCAATCACTGGTATCGGAAAGTGTGGATTTTAAATTTGAGTACTATGATCATACAGGAAAACAATCAGAATACGTAACCTACCTAAACGACATAAAGCTGGCACTTAGCTCAGAAGTACAGAGCAATGTATGTCAAGTAGAAAACTATAAGTTTGTATTTAATCCTACTCACTGGTCCATCATCTCAGAGAGTGCAACGTATAGAAACACGTTTATAGCTCCATATTCAGGGAGTCCAAGTTTATTATATGGAGGTCAGAGTCAACCAACATCCAACCCAAACAACTCTTATTTTCAAACTCACTCATTTGCACAAATTGGCAGCCTCAATAACGTAAACATACCAAGCCTACAACCTAATCTAGTAAACTATGTAGGAGGGGGGACAGGTGCAACAGGATGGGGACAGGTGACGTCCACAACAATAGGCCAGATAGTAACAGGATCCACTCGACATAAGAGAAGGTACTTCCCTGCATACGACCAAATGCACGCACAACTAAGCTTTGCTAATGCCTACGGAATACCAGTAACACACCCGAACACACCAGCCAAATTTACTTACATCTACAGCTATGGTGTAGGATCAACCTATACGGGAACAGTTGCCTCACAGCACACATGGTCAGGATGGAATGCATTGCGTCCATGGAAACCTATATTTGCCCACAGATGGCTAAACAAAACAGACCTTACCGGCATAGGCATTCCAAGCACTGTTACCTTACCAACACAAAGCTTAGGCACTATATACAATGGAAAGTTCATATATACATCCTCTTGGGAAATACACCCAGGGTTAGGGCAACCAGTAAGGAATGATGGCAGTATTGCACCAACATCCGTAGTAAGCGCAGGAGTAACAGGCGGTCCAGGTGCAAGTAGGCCTGTAATAAAAGCCACCGCAGTGACAGCATCTTGGAAGTTCTTCGATGAGTTTTCAGAAAACTATACACAAAGCTTTGGATTAGCGGCACTGGTAGGTCTTGGAGGATTGCTAGGTAGTGCCAATCCAGGAATTAGCGTATCGGCATCGCTCATAACAGCATCCTTCAATAACGCAGTAATAAGTGCATCATACACTCCAGGATCTGGCTCAACAACTCAGCAATTAGGAACATCCTCAATAGACTTACAGGCACCTGTTAACTCAGGCGCAGCTGGTATTACTAGGTTTGATGTGTCACAATCTTATGTGACAACAAGCGGCGTAGGCTTTACAACAACACAAAAGGCAATAGCGTATAAACAAAGAAGATTTTATTTTCCGTTTAGTGGACCCTTGACAGGAAGTGTGTTTACTGAAAATGGAGGTATATATAACGTTAAGTTTAGACTAAAGAAGTATCAATCAGGATCAAACTCATCTAACTGGTACACACCAGACACAGGTTCTTATTTAATGGTTTATATTTTTGATGTGTCTACGCAATTCAACGGCACTACAGTAGAAGGCCAACCAGGATACTACCCACCAGCACAAAATATAATAAAAATTGGTAATCAAATTACAACCAACGGATACAATGTACCACCAATTCAATTCTATGATAGTGCATCAGGCTATCTATACGACGAGTATGAAGTAAACCTTATACAATACGGAACACCAGGCCAACTTGTATTCGAACCATCAGGAGATTTTGGATCGTACTTTGGGTGTGCAATAGACGATGTTGAGTTTTGTAAAATTGGAACAACAACAGACCCATATTATATAAAACCTCCAGGATCTCTGTAACATGATACCAACTAAACACTATAAGGCTGTAACAACGCAGACTCCGTTGCTAAACTTACTAGCGGATGGACCTTATATGGATAAAGCATATATAAGAACAATACATCCACAGTGGAAAGGTGAGAGTGTGCCTGAAATTGTCGAGAAGTACGATCACAATCCCTTTGTTTTGAGGATAGGAACACCGTCAACAGATGCGTCCATGATTAACGACAGAGTGTTTTTCATATCAAAGTACTTAGCGTATAATCCAACCTCAAAGGAGATAGAATCAAGAAATTTAATAGAAGGAAGGTTTATAAAAAAAGTATACATTGGAGAGCAAACGGTAGATGAAGCATCGCACAAAGATTATAAATTATTTGTAAATGGAAAGGTAGTGGCATCGGATGTATTATTTTTACACACAAAAGAGTCTTTGGTGGACAAGATAAGGAGCTTAGAGCAACAAATGCGTCACATGCAGGCAGAAATTGCAAAAATAGCTAGGCAAACGAATACACAAACTATTTATAGTAGTAATGAGCTTATTAAGTAACTATTTAGCAGAGTCTCTACTAAGAGAACTAGATGAACAAACAATTGTTCTATTTCCTGGTGGGTTTAAACCACCACATGGAGGACACCTTGAGTTAGCAACACGCTATGCTGAACAACCAGGAGTGAGTCAGGTTATCATATTGATAGGTCCTGAGCCAAGAGATGGTGTAACAAGAGAGCAAAGTATTGCAATTTGGAGAGAGCTAACAAAAGCTAACAACAAAATTCTTATACAAAAGACAGAGGTAACGAGCCCACTTGCAGCCGCATACAAGTATATTGAAACTGCTAAACCAGGGAGCTACGCACTTGCTGCTAGTTCAAAGGGAGATGATTACAAACGAGTACAACAATTCGTAGCAGGACACCAACCAGGAGGGAAGTACGCTAGAGAGGGTGTGAATGTAGTAGAGCTGCCATTGGATGTAAAGCCATTACCTTATCAGAGTAGAACGCCAAAAGCAGAAAAGTATGCACCAGGCAAGAGTGAAAATGGAAAGGGAGTTAGTGCTAGTGTGCTTAGAGCTGATTTAAAGAATGACGACAAGGAAGCATTTGCAACAAATTATCCAAACATAAGTGATAAAGCTGTGATAGATAGAGTATATGGTATTTTAAAAAAAGACTTGCAAGAAGAAATACTCCCAAGTGATTTTTTTTCAAAGCTAAAGATGCGCTTTAAAGACTTTATAAAGAAAGTACAGCAGGAGGGTGATGAGACTAAAGAAGCGTTTACTGTACTCGTACAAGCAGCACAAGGAAAAAGAAAACTAACTCCAGCAGAAAAGAAAGCAGTTGGGGAACAGCTAGGAGATGTAATAAAGACAATGGGCTTAGGAGCTGCATCGGTTCTACCAGGAGGAGTAATATACTTTACATTAATCAAATTATTAAAACTAGAAAAATACACAATGCCATCATCATTTGTAGCAGAAAAAGTAGAATTAAATGAAGGAGGTGGAGCTGGACACTTAGCTCATCCATACGAGGACTTAGACCTAACCTTCACAGATATTAAAGACATGATAAAGGCTGCTCTTTCGGGCAAGTTAGAATATGCACAAGAAAAGTTAGACGGTCAGAACCTAATGGTAACTTACAAGGACGGCAAAGTAAGATCAGCAAGAAATAAAACTGAGCTTAAGAATTTTGGCCAAGAGAGTAAAACAATAGACCAAGTAGCTGAGAAATTTGCAAATAGAGGTCCAATTAAGACAGCCTTTGTTGAAACTATGCGTGACTTAGAGAACGCAATAAACAAGCTAACTCCAGCACAGAAGGAGAAGTTTTTCCAAGATGGAAAAAGGTTTATTAACCTAGAAATTTTATTCCCGGAAACACAAAACGTAATTCCATATGGAGCATCGCTTTTGAGAATGCACCACTTTAAAGAATACGACCAAGCTGGAAATCCTATCAAAGATGATGTCGAGGGTGTGCAGTTGCTGCAAACAGCTTTTGACGCAGTACAGGGAGGAAACGACGAAAAAACCTTTGAAGTCGGAGTAACCAATCCAGCAACTATAAAACAGGATGCAGACTACGAAGCTCAAGAAAAGGAGTTTCTAAACATGGCAGATGCTGTGAGACAGAAATACAAGATGCAAGAAAGTGACACAGTAAAGAGCTATGTTGGCAAATGGTGGAATGTTTTTGTTAAAAAGAAAGCAAAGGAATTAGGATACAACATACCAAAAGAGGTACGAGAGCTTATTGTCAATCGTTGGGCATTCACAGATAAATCTGTACCGTCACCAGCAATCAAAGGAAAGATTGCTAACGAGGAGTTTAGGAATTGGTTTGATCAATTCGACAAGTCATCAGAAGTCGAAACGACAAAGAAAGAAGTTCTAGAGCCAGTAGAAAGACTATTTCTAAAATTAGGTGTACGTGTGTTGAAAAATATCGAAAACCTAACAACAGTAAATCCAAACGATGCTACTAAAAAAATTAAACAAGATGTAGCGGCATCTATAAAAAACATTCAAGCGGCGGTAGATAATGGATCTATCGAAGATAGTGATGCTGCAATGAAGTTTTTAAGAAGACAATTGCTAAGATTAAAAGACATTGGAGGCTTCGAAGCTATTGTTCCAACAGAAGGTGTAGTATTTAGATACAAAGGCAAGTTGTACAAGCTAACCGGAGCCTTTGCACCAGTAAACCAAATTCTAGGATATTTAAGATTTTAATATAATGAAACTAAAACCACTAGTTCCTCTAACGGAAAAAAAAGAAGCAATTGCTTCATCACCAACAACCAACCTAACGCTACACTTTGAAAAAGACTTTCAGGCTGTAGGCGAAGAAGGAACCCCAGAAGCCACATTTTCTATTAGCATTAGTAGTACTGGTGGAAAGGAGTTCTTTAGAGGAGTAGGTGATCAAGCAGAAGCCGATAAAATAAATGAAGGTGTAAAGTTGGAATTACGCAGAGCTTTGCGTAAGTTTGATAAGCATGTACAATATATTTTAGATAAATACAAATTTCACTCACGATGAGTTATTACGTTACGACAGAAAAGAAGACATTTACAGATCACAAAGAAGGAGACGTTTGGGAAGAGTCTGGAAAGACTTGGACCCTTAAAAATGGCGTTAAGAAAACTGTATCGAAAATGGATGCTTTTCGAAAACAAGTTATTATACCAATCGCATGCAAATGCGGAATGAAAATGCAAAGCCCGGTTCACAAGTGGGCATGGAACACTTATAAGATGTGTTTCAATTGCGTTGTTGATATGGAGCATGAGATTACAAAGGCTGGTAAAGTTGAAGAGTATACTAAGGCTTTACACAAAGCAAACATGGAATCTTTTTACGATGACTTAGAGCAGTTTATAAAAGACTATTCAAAGGAAACAACGAACATCGTAACAGGAGATGGAACAAAGGAAACCTGGGATGATACATCAGGCAAATTGATTGAGGAGATAGGAAAGAAGGAATTGGAAGCTCTAAAAGGTATAATAGAAGATATTTAGTATCATGGGACTATCTGAAGAATCAAAAGGATTATGGGCAAACATCAGAGCTAAAAGAGCTCGTGGCGAAAAGCCTGCTCGTAAAGGTTCTGAAGCTCACAAGAAAGCAGTAGCAGCTGCCAAGAGAATAAATGCACAAAACGAAGAGGTTGTAGATAACCAAACCCCTTCAAGCGACATGGAGTATCGGAAAGTGATGAAGGCTATGGCTCAGGACTCTATGTACGAAGATGAACCAGCCCAAACAACAACTACTGGATCCACCACAGCAATGCCAATGGGCTTCTATGAGACTACCATATGTAATCGTTGCGCAATCGCACTATTAGAGGATATTAAGTCAGGTAAATTTCCAATCACGGAAGCAGAGTACCAAGGACGTAAGGTTCCGTTGGGAAAGCCAATGAGAGGTGACGTAAAAAAATTCAAAGTATATGTTAAGAAGGGTGACAAAGTTGTTAAAGTAAACTTTGGGGATCCTAACATGAAGATAAAGAAATCAAACCCAGCAAGACGTAAATCATTCAGAGCTCGTCATCGTTGCGACACACCAGGTCCAAGATGGAAAGCTAGATACTGGTCTTGTAGAAAGTGGTAATATATGATAAAGCTAGCTAACCTCCTAAAGGAATATACACCAAGCAATTCAGCTGACATAGATAAGGCTGTGGATGAAATTAAAAGATTAGGCGTGCGTAATCCGATTAATCCAAAGGAATTTATTATAGATGGCAATGTTTCGGTGGAGATAGCAAATTGGGATGGGCGTCTATGGTTCTCTAGCCTATACTCTATGGATCGTGGTCAAGGCAATGCTGAGCGTGTAATGAAAAAGATAACGGACATAGCTGATAGGTACAATGTAACGATTGCCTTAGATGCAGAGCCATTTGGTACTGGTGCTAATAGGTTAAACAAGAGTCAACTAATTGCATTCTATAAAAAATTTGGTTTTAAGTTTGAGAAAGGAGAAGAAGGCTTTGGAGACATGGAGCGAGTAGCAAATACAACAAACAACGCATAATGCCATACACAGCAAGAAAAGTAGGAGACCAATACTGCGTCTACAAAAAAGATGGAGGAGATAAAGTTGGATGCACAGACGGCAATAAAGAAGCTTTGCGTAAGTATATGGCAGCTTTGCACATTAACGCAAAGGAAAAATAAGTTTAACCAAACCCCACTTAAATGGAAGGTGATAGTAGGCAACAAGAAAATATCAAATCAAACCATAGCAACATGGTGCATGATGGCAGCTCTGTTCTTCAATCCTCTTGGATTCGATATAGTGCAGTATTGGCTGATGCAGGCAACTGGCAGTCTATGGGGCGCCAATTTCGCTTTGTATTGTATAGCGGGATTGTTTTTTGGTCTATCCATCTTATTTCGCTTTTATTCTAAAAAGTAACTATTTATAGACATGAAACTAATGAACCTCATACCACTCCGAGAAGTGGAAGAAGATAAGTCAACACCAGAACTGGTAGGACTTCCATATTTCCGTGAATTTCAAACAGCACACGGATACAAACCTATGTTCAAGTTCTTGGGCATGAAAGGAGAAGAGATGATCTTCGAAGCCGATGTAGAAGACTTTGGTATGCTTGATCTGATCATCAGCGATGCTAAGTTGATTGCTAAGGTAACAGAGAAGACTGCTATCTTTGGCATTGTTTACACTCTAACTGGATTAGAGCGTTTTGATGCAACAGTTTGTGCAATGAAGCAAAAGGATGGTGTAATTGAGAGAATTACATTTGACAACAAAGACAAGAAAAACTTTGGAGCAGCACAAACAAACTTTTTAAAAGTCATTGAAGACCAGAAGTGATGTTTAAAGTACTAGATTACAAGTTAGTACAGCACCCATACATTAGTGAGCCACTACCAGACGAATCTGTGTTCGAAAGGTTAGTGGCTCCTGAGTTTTTTGATAGATTTGGATACGAACTCACTTACATAGAGAGTCTATATCACCAACATAACAATATTGCAGGACACGTACTAGTTCCAGGAAGTCCAACAGACGCAGCAGCATGTATCCAGGATTGGATGGTGCAAGAGGAACAACATCCGCACATCTTTCTAGATCACTGCCATCTTAACACAAGATATGCTTATGAGGGAGAAGCCTTAGAGCAACTTAAACGTTTGAGTAAAAAATATCCACGATTAGTAAAAGTACTAAACATAAAACCAAAGTACATGGTTGATTTTTGTGTGGATTACATCACTGAGGATAAAGTAGTTGAGTTGATCCATATCGAACACGACTTCCACGACTTTAATCAATACAAAAGTCATATAGCTTTCTGCGAAGTCTTCATATCAGAAACAAATTGGAACAAAGCTTATAGAGACTTAAAGCCGTTTTTTGATGGAGAATATGACTACGATGAGTATGCTCAAGCACAATATAAAGCAAAATACTTTGGATTTGATAAGCTAGATTACCTGCATGAGCCAAAAATGTTATCGTATAAGAAGGTTTACTGATATTTATTTAAAAACTACACCAATGCGTATTACAGAATCACAATTAAGAAAAGCAGTTCGTCGTGAAATTGCTGCAATTTTAAAAGAGGAGGATGAACAAAATCCTCAAATGGGCGGAACAGCACCAGAAGAACAACCTAAAGAAGAGCCAGAACAAGAAGAGGTTAGCAAAGCAACCAGAATGGCACAAAAGCTTGTAGAAAGAATTAAGCAAGATAGCGAGCTTACTTCAGCTGAATCAATTACTGATATGTTCATTGTATTCCTAGAATCAATGGGATTTAGCAATGAAACAAAGCTACAAGTTCTTAGAAATGTTAAAACAGAAACTGTACGATAATGAAAACTTCACACATAGTAAAACGTTTACAAGAAGACACGGCTTACCAAGAGTTTTTTAAGAAGGCTATGGATAAGTTCGGCATTAGCTCCATCGGAGATTTGAGTGGCGATAAGAAGAAGCAATTCTTCAACTACATCGATAAGAACTACACAGCTAAGGTTGAAGAAAATACCATGCTTATGGGAGACCCTGCCGTAGCAGCTAAAGTTGAGATGGTAATTAAGACCTTACAGGATATTGACGTAGATGGCGAAACAATGCAATACATACTTGAAAAAGTAGGAATGGTGGAGCAAATGCAACACCAACTAACTCCTGGAGGAATCCGTTAACTTACTAGGAGCTGATAAAAAACAATAGTTACGTATGTCAGAAAAGACTCTCAAAGAGATAATCAAAGAGGAGTACGTTAAGTGCGCCACTGATCCATCATACTTTACAAATAAGTATTGTATGATCCAGCACCCTACAAGGGGTAAGATTCCGTTTCACTTATATCCATACCAAAAGGAAACGTTGGATCATTTCTTAGAGTACGATAGAGCAATCATCCTAAAGTCTCGTCAGCTAGGTATTAGTACCCTTATTGCTGCTTACAGCTTGTGGTTGATTCTATTCCACACAGATAAGAACGTACTTGTAGTAGCGATTGATCAGAACACATCTAAGAACCTTGTAACAAAGGTACGAGTTATGTTTGATAATCTACCAAGTTGGTTAAAGATGAAGTGTGTTGAAAGTAACAAACTCTCAATGCGCTTATCAAACGGCTCTCAAATTAAAGCAGTAGCAAGTACAGGAACATCAGGACGTTCAGAAGCGTTATCGTTGGTTATTATTGACGAGGCAGCTTTCGTAGATGGTGCAGAAGAGTTATGGGCATCACTACAACAAACACTATCTACTGGAGGACAGGGTATATTGTTATCAACTCCAAACGGTACTGGTAACTTCTTCCATAAGATTTGGATTAGAGCAGAGGCTGGTGAAAATAAGTTTAAGACTATTCGATTACCTTGGCAAGTGCATCCAGAAAGAAATCAGGAGTGGAGAGATAGACAGGACGCCGAGCTAGGAATGAGACTTGCAGCACAAGAGTGTGATTGTGATTTTAGTAGTTCGGGTAATACCCTTGTGGATCCAAACCTTATACAATGGTATTTGCAAACGACAGCAATGGAACCTATTGAAAAGAGAGGCTTCGATAACGGCTATTGGGTTTGGGAACTACCAGATTATAGAAAGACTTACATTGTAACAGCTGACGTTGCTCGTGGTGATGGAAGTGACTACTCAGCATTCCATGTTCTTGACGCAGAAAGCCTAGCTCAGGTAGCTGAGTATAAAGGGCAGCTTACAACAAAAGACTTTGGTAACATGCTTGTTAGTGTTGCCACAGAATGGAATGATGCCTTACTTGTAGTAGAGAATAACAACGTAGGTTGGGCAACTATTCAACAAATTATAGATAGAGGTTATAAGAACCTATATTATACGTACAAGAGCGATGTTTTAGATTCTGATGTATTTTTAGCAAAAGGATACGACTTAGTTAATAAGACGGATATGGTTGCTGGATTTACAATGTCTCATAAAATACGACCACTAGCGATTAGTAAATTCGATTTGCTAACCCGCGAGAAAAGTCTTATATTCAGAAGTAAGCGATTCATGGATGAGTTATCTACTTTCATTTGGAAGGAAGGAAAAGCTCAGGCAGCGAATGGCTATAACGATGACTTGGTATTATGTATGTGTCAGGGTATTTGGGTTAGAGATACAGCTTTGAGATTGAGACAAGCTGGAATTGATATCACAAAAGCTGCACTAAATGCTACCAGGAACAACGCTACTATCTACACAGGAGCTATGCAAAGAAACGAAAGTTGGAGGCATGATGTGGGAGGTAAGAGCGAAGATTTAACGTGGTTATTATAAACATGAGATATTTATCTAAAAGCGCTTAAAATATGGCAGAGAACAATCCTTCTCTATTTCAGAGATTACAGAGATTGTTTTCCACTGACGTTATTATACGTAACGTAGGAGGAAACCAGCTTAAAGTAATTGATGTAGACCGCGTACAATCCAGCGGTAATATTGAACAAAATCGAAGAGTCGATAGATTCTCCCGTATGTATCAAAACATGCCGGGATTTTCTTATTATCACGGACAGTTACACTTAGCAACTCGTTTAGAATTATTTAAGGACTATGAGGCAATGGATACAGATAGTATCATTTCCTCTGCTTTGGATGTTTACGCCGATGAGTGTACCACTAAAGACGAGACTGGAAACATTCTTGTTATTAAGTCACCTAATGAGAAGGTGCAAAAAGTACTACATAATTTATTCTATGACATCCTCAATGTAGAATTTAACCTATGGCCTTGGACTAGAAACCTACTAAAGTATGGTGATTTTTTCTTAAAGCTTAATGTAGCAGAGAAGTATGGTGTTATTGGTGTCGAACCAATTGCAGCTTACGAAATGATCCGCGAAGAAGAATTCGATCCAGAAAACCCATCACGAGTACGATTTAAAAGAGACTTCTCAGCATTAGCTGCAAGATCACACGTAGTTAATACGCAAACAGAAGAATTTGAAAACTGGGAGATTGCACACTTTCGTCTCCTAACAGATACAAACTTCCTACCATACGGTCGCTCCATTATTGAACCAGTACGTAAAGTTTGGAAACAGATTACCTTAATGGAAGATGCGATGTTGATTCACCGAATCATGCGTGCTCCGGACAAGCGTGTGTTTAAAATCGATATTGGAAACATTCCACCAAACGAAGTAGATGCTTACATGGAAGGAATGATTAGCCGTATCAAAAAGATTCCATTTGTGGATCCTGATACTGGACAATATAACCTGAAGTACAACATGATGAACCTACTTGAAGACTTCTACTTTCCAGTTCGTGGTGGAGATAGCGCAACTTCAGTAGAACCATTAGCAGGTATACAGTACGATAGTATTCCTGACATTGAGTATTTGAAAGCTCGTTTGTTGGGAGGTCTTAAAATACCAAAAGCCTTCTTAGGATTTGAAGAAGATATCTCAGGCAAAGCTACATTAGCATCACAAGATTTTCGCTTCGCTAGAACTATCGAAAGAATCCAACGCATTATATGTAGTGAGTT